TATTTGCCATTAAGCCACCGCTCCTATTGCTGTTTCCCAAGTCAAAGAATTGTTAAGCGTATTCCAAGCCTCTGAGGCCGATACACTCTCCCATTTTACCGCAACTTCGCTGAATTCGATTGGACTCAGGCCTATCGTGATGAATAATTCATTGAAGTTAGTCCGCCAAGACCAATTCTCGACGAAACCTTGAAACTCCCCACCATTGAGTTGAAGAGGTAAATCTATGATTCTGATTGGCTGGCCAAAGTAAATGCCCAATAAAGCATCACGTTCAGCGTCGGTCAATTCAGGATTATTCAATGGAAATGTTATTGATTCAAATAAGAATCTCGGATATGCCCTCAGTGCCACGTATCGATCAGCAATGGTTTGCGCATCTGCCGCACTATGAATCACCGAGTTTATTGTGTCTGCCTTATATCCATAAGTAGCAATAGACGCAGCATCCTCGGCTGTTTTCTGTGACCCAAAATTATTGCCATAATTAATGACAACTGAGTTGCGAATATCGGACATTCTCGAAGTATTTGCTAACCCAGTAAATAATGCAGAATTGGCGGATATTGTTGTATAGCCATTGTTTGCCAAATCGTTTTGCCTATGTGCTGCATCTGCGTATCCGATGTTTCCATTTGAATCTTCATACATTAAACCAAATGCAGAATTTGCGATTAGGTTTGCAATGTTAGAAGTAAAATCAGGACTTGCATCTCGATTTTCCATAACATATTGTCCAGGACGATCTATTTCACCAAGTCCGATATTTTCAGCGTTAGCCCAGGTAGTTGTTGCGCTGTAATCATTCCAAGACTGACTCGCACTAACTTCATTCCAACTGTTGAGAAGATAGGTTTTCAATAACTCATAAATTTGGTCGCCATCGTGATCCTGCGCTAAAGAATCATTAAATACAATTTTTGTTAATTTGGCCAACGAACCTACTGCGATGATTGAATAAACTAAAGTTTTGCTAACTGAACCACTGGCTGAAACTCTAATTTTAATGTCTGTTATATTGCCGCCAAATAAATTAACGAACGCATTTGATGAATCTTTTACTTGTAGAGTTAAACCATCATTAATGGCAATGGCCGGATTTGTGTTATCGAAAAAAACTAAATCGAGTTTTAGATAAGAACCTCGAGGTTGATTGTAAATTGATTCACGGCCTGATTGATGCGAAACACTCGATATTGTTGAGTCCGTGTATTCAGTTCCATTTATTAAAAGTTTATATTCCGGACTAAACGAACTCATTACAACATTCCTGGGAAGTAAATCGTTCCGCCACGTCCGTCAGATTGAGTTAAAATGTTTGCTATCTGTCTTGCTGTTCCTTCAGAATCAATTGCGCCATTAATGGTTATATTTACCGCGCTTGGCAAGATTCCAGATCGTAATGCTTCGGCCGTTGTTGCTCTAGCCCCATAATCCATAATGGTTGCCATATCGTAGGCAGCCTGATCAAACTTTGTTGTTTTTGATGCGGCAGATCCAGCGGCGACCGCTCCACCACTCACAATGGATGGAACGTTAGTAGTTCCACTTGGTAGAACGATTGCTGGAGTTGTCTGTTCTTGATATTGCGGATTTCCTGCTCCATAGGTAAATGATGATCCGCCTGACGTGCCTATCTTTGAAATGTAACCAATATCAGCACCAGGTTTAATTAAATTAATTCCAGTAATGACTTTATTAATAGCATCGATAATGAAATTAATAACTGGAGTCACCGCACCGGCAATTGTTCCAAAAGCGTTGATAATTGCTGTGGCTGCTTTAGCACCAACATCAACCAAAAATCCAAACACTTTGCTTACCGCTGGGAATACGTAATCAATTAATAATTGACCAAACGCTTCAAACTTTTCGCGATTTCTTTCAATGGCATCTGAAATAACTGCCCAAGCATCTCTAAACTTTTCAACTATTGGAGTTCCATATTGAATTAAATAAGTAATTAATTTGTCAATAATTGGCAATAAGAATGTTCCAACGTTTTCTTTTGCTTCATTGAATGCTTGAGTTAAACGATCGATGCGACCTTGGAAGGTTTCAGCATTTCTAGTTGCAGCACCGCCGTATAAATCTGATAATTGTTTTTGAACTTGCTGAAAGTTCATCGTTTGCAGTTCGGCTTTGGTTATACCAATTCCTAATGCTCCTAACGATTTTGTATTGCCTTCATAGGCTTTGCCAAGCGCATCTACAACATCGATTAAAGGTTTATTAGTGCCTTTCGCAACATCTAGGCTTAAATTTAATAATGATTGTGATTTTTCAACTGAACCAGTGGCAATAGCCAAACGCTGTAATGCCGGACGTAATTCATCATCGGCTATTCCGTAAGCCAATTGAGTTTTAGAAATATAATCTTCGGTTGCTTTAACTTGTGCTGCTGTTGCGCCGGTCGCAGTTTTTAATGCACTCGCTAAACGTAATTGTGCCTGTTCATCTTCTAGTGCTGATTTAACTCCATCGACCGCTAATTTAGTTGCATAAGCACCGGCGGCAACTGCGGCTGCTGCAAATGCTACCGCTGCGGCTTTGCCAAAACCAGTGACTTTATCGCCAAAAGTTTCAACCTCTTTTGAACCTGCATCTAATTTTTTCTTTAGATCATCAATATCGGCAAGGATTGATAATTTTAATGTGCGACTACCAGTTGCCATTAATCCCACTCCTTAAGTATTCGATCAAAAGACTCTTCCCAACGCTTTACTAATTCAGGCTGAATTCTGCGAAGGGTTGGATAGATAAACCATCCTCTGCTTCCACGACCTTGCCGTCCTGAATAACTTGGAAACTGCTTGAACCTATTAGAACCAAACTCAAGACCTGGCCATAGTATTTGGGTCGAACCACCGCCACTAAACTTTTGCCTGGCGAATCCATAAGAGAACTCACCGATTTTGGATGACTTACTAATTGCAACGCCATCAGCGACCCTTTGAACTGCTTTGGCAGATTTTTCTCTAGTTCGAGCCGTTTCTTTAATTTGATCAGCCGCATAAGTAGCGAGTTCGGATGATTGTTTTTTTGCTTCATCGATTGCCTTCTCATCCATCGCTTTGAACGCTGCTTTGATGCCACTGAGTTCTTTTCGATCATAAGCGATTTTTGTTTCGCTCACTTTGCTCCTTTAAAATCTCAATTGCAGTCAAAACATCTTCTGCGGTTTGCCATTCGCTCATCGGAATCCGAGTAGTGATTGCTAGTTGGATCAGAAGCCTATTTACGCTTCCGTGTTGATGGCTTTTGGGTCGCCGGCATCACCGACCACCACGTCCGCAACTGTATCCATCCAGTTTTCAAAATTCTTTACTGGCTTGCCATTCAATTCTCTTTTGTGAGCGTTGTATGCCAAAAACATCAAATCCCAAACGCCCATTTTTTCTTGCGCTTGGCTAATGGTGTTTCCAGTATGTTTTTCCCATTTTGCCCACTCCGGAGGATGAGCGACATATATCGCTTCATCCCCTGAAGTGTATTTAATTGTTATTGGTAATTTCATTTTGCTCCCGGTTTATTATTAACTAACTGTTAAAGTTGGTTTTGCAGTGCATTGCATTGTGAAAGTCACTTGCTGAGCATCTGCGCCTGATCCGTTTGGATTAGGAAATGCTGGATAAAGATTTCCGGTAAATACTGCTCCGGTTGCCGCTGTAAATGAATATGCTAAAGCGGTATCCGGTGCGGTTGCTGCTTTATCCCAAAGTAATTCGCAGATTGAATAAGTTGCTCCACCTGCCGAAGCACCCCAGTCTGCCAAGACTGTCAGATCCATCGTTGCATCGTAATCAGTTGTTTTCCAAACTTTGCCGTCTAATGTTTCATAAACATTGCGGTTCAAAGTTGTATTTAGCGCAACTGACAATGCTTGCGCGTCGTAAGATTTTGAGTCAATAGTAAGGCTCAAATCTCGACCTGTGATGACTGTTGTAGCCATTTGTTCTCCTTATGCTTGTGTGTAGTAAGTCGAAACTCTAATGTCGGCCACTAAAAGATTCGATTGCCCTACTGTTTGAATTGTTGGCCTTTCGACCTGTTCGACAACGTATCCGTTAGGGATTACGGCCAAAACGCTCATAACTAATTGCTCGATATTGTCGAGCGCGGCTGGATTGCTGTTGTATGCAACGCAGACTGTAATTGTGTAATTTAATTTAACGTGCAAAGTTGATTTATTGATTGTTTGTAGTTCCATATATGGCGAATCTGGAACAACGACCACCGCTGGAGGTATGACGGATTCAGGAACGAATGAATATACGTTTCCTGCGACTGAAGACAAGGCAGTCGCCAGCGGTGTTCGTATTGACGAGAGGATAGTTGTTGGCATTACTGCGCTATACCTTCAACGTCCATATATTGACCTAATAGGCCGGAAACTTTATTAAATAAACTGCGTCCTAATTTGTATGGAGTAATACTGAAATCGACGCCCTCAATTGATCCGCCGGATGATAAACGTGATTGGAAAACTTCTACTGATACGGCGTAGATTGCCGACTCGACTGCTGCATTTCCAACGTAAGTTGAAGCGCTCGATAAAGTGGCCGTTCCACTTGGAATGACATTGGCCTCGATAATATCGGCGTTAGTGATGGATGCGCTGAATGTTGTAGAAGTGAGATTATCTGCCAACACTGTTCGAGTTCCGTTATATGGTGATCCGCAAGATGCGATGACGACTGATTGTCCTTCTGAAAATTCGTGTTGTCCGACTGTTGTAAATGTTGCGACATTATCTGTTAATGATGTTTTCTGAATAAATGATTTATATGTTGTCAATAATGGCAAAACTACTGATTCTGCCGTGTTAATAATTTGATTTAAGTATGTGTCATCATAAAGAGCGGACGATACGCCTAAAACACTGCGCAACTGAGTTGCGGTAATAATTGTTGGCATATCGCCCTCTCTTCTTACTCCCTAGAAGGATGCCTAACGCCGGGAGCAACGCTAGGCATTTCTAAAAGAACTTAGTTAAGTTCTACTTTGCGATAAGCAGTTGGATATTTGTTAGCGAATGCGCAGAAGCCATAAACGCCAATTTCAAATTCCATTGTGCTGATTGCTGTGGTGCGTAGTGATACTGGTGCGCCAGCAGCCTCATAGAAATCAGCAAATCCTGATGGATAAACGCTGATGTCGCCATCGATTGTATTTGGATCTACTACTAATGAAAGACCCATTACGTTTCCGGAAATTCCGTTTGCTAGTGCAACGTTTCCAGCCGCGTTTTGTGGTTGTAGTGCTGCAAACAATGGACGTCCAGCAGTATCAACTGCACCGATTAGGGATGCAATTTCATTTGGATCAATCATCAAATTATTTGGAGCAAAAGTCATAACGGCAGTTGAATCGCCAATACCTTTTGCAATTCCACCAACCCAGCCTTTGCCAGCAGCGCCAGCGGAGGTTGCTCCACCGGATTTTGCTTGTGCAATTGCGTAAGCATCAGTTTTGCGTGCGTATGATGCAGATAATTCTGCAACTAATAGATCTAAGAATGCTGGCTCTGAACGCTCTAGCAATTCTGCGGATACGATATTAGCACCAGCAAACTTAACAACGTTCACTGTTGTTGAAGTGATTGTGGTGTCTGTTGAATCAACTTCAACTGCTTCAGCGGTTTGTGCCACTGTTGCTTGAGTTCCCAAAGTTGGGATTTTGAAAGAAGTTCCAGCAGCAGGAAGTGAACGGCGGCCGATTGTTCCAATGAACGGACGGCGAGAATCAATTACTCCGATAACTTCTGTTAGATATGGAACTGGAACAACGCCAGCATTTTCACTGGTTGTTGCGTGTTGAATTGTTGCGCAAATATCGCGAGCATCGGTATCACCCAAAGTTGCAAGATATTGTGCCTTCAAATGTTGTCCTGCGCTAATGTTCATATTAACGCGAGGTTTGGCGTAAGCAACTGGAGCAGTAAATTCTACTTTTGTTGCCTCGACCTTTGGTGCTTCTACCGCTTCGGTTGCGGCAGGAGCGTCTGACTGAATGTCAGCCATTTTGGCCTCCTGATTTGTTTCCTCCAAAGCGGTTGCTTCGGAAATTTGTTCTGATGCGGCTACTTCACTAACTCGAGCCGATTCGATTGCTGGTTCTGATACAAGACTGACCTCGATGAGGCGACTTGCTTGAACTACTAAAACACCTTCTTGATTTTCCCAAGCATCAACTGAAACACCAACGGAAAATCCGTCGCGTAATCCTGTTGCTGCTTCTTCTAAAGCATCATCGGCTGAAAATGTTTTAGCCAATTTGAAAGATGCTTCGA